CAATATTATTATTGGAGCGTTATTCGAGACGCCTTACCACCTGGATACAATGAGCTTATGGTTCCGCAATCAAGAGGCTGATCACCTCAACACGCTTAACTTCTTGATGAATCTTCGGTGTTATAAACTCATGACCTGTTTTGGACTCGGGTCACCCTTGCACTTTGCCAGTTATCTCCAACAACGCAAAGACATTCGCAGTGCCTTGCAAACTGGGCTCACCGAGGTAGAGGGTGAGGATCCCCTAGATCGGCTCTTGAAAGGGCTTGAATCTGAAGGGGATTTAGTGCTTTCTGGGAGCTCTCCTCCCAAAACTAGTCCAAAATTTTCGGCTACCATGCTTCTCGCGCTTCGTGCGGCTTTGGGTCGCCTGGAAAAGACTGATGTCAATGTTAAATTGGCAGAATCCGAGTACAGACGCATTTGCAGAGCGAGGAACGTGCGTCTCTCCGTGGTGGAGCAAAATCGAGCAATCACTATTGATGCGTTCTTCAATGAAGGATTGTTCGATGAGGTTGTTGCTAGTAAGCGACGGCTCCCCGCTTGGTTGCGCTGGTTGATTGGATTTTATAATCCGACTGACCAAGCGTTTGCCAAGTACTGGTAGGGACGCCCGGTTATGGTGTGTGGCCGTGACACCCGAGTGGATCCGACTTTGTTGGAAAGAGTGAAACTTGAGTGTCGCGGGCAGTTGTCCACACATCGAAACGGGCAGTCGCACAAGTCAAGGGTGTACACCATCATCCCTGGCTTGGCACCTGAACACAACTTAGGTGTTTACAATAATGGTGTAAACGCGGTGGAAAGGGCTTTTGTAGAACGTTATTTCTTGTGTAAGACCCAAAATGGTTTCAGACCAGCCCTCCCCGTGAAATCCTCAGTTTACGAATCCAACGTCAATTTACAACAGTTTCGTTCAAAGCTAGTCTCGTACATGCCCCACCTTCCTGTGTTAACGTTGTCACAATGTGTCAATCTTTTCCCGGCTTCAAAGCGTAAGGTCTACGAGCGTGCATTAGAATCGTTGGAAAGGGCAAAACTCAGTCATATGGACGCAAGACTGAGTTCCTTCGTGAAATTTGAGAAACAAGATGTGTCCAAGGCTCCCCGAATAATCAATCCTAGGAGTGCACGTTACAATTTGCACTTGGGTTGCTACCTCAAACATGCGGAGCATCACTATTTTACCGCGATCAATAAGTGTTTTGGTGCACACACAAAAGCAACAGTCATTAAAGGCTTCGATGCTGATGTTAGTGCTGAGATACTTAAGGCCAAGTGGGATCGGTTCTCTGAACCGGTTGCGGTTGGCTTGGATGCCACTAAGTTCGACATGCATGTGTCACCTGCTGCTCTTAAGTATGAGCACTCCAATTATTTGGAGTACTTCAAAAACCGAACGAGCAAGCAGCAATTTAAGGAACTTAAAACCCTGTTGTCATGGCAATTAAACAACAAAGGGGTGGCACGATGTGAGGATGGAAAGGTCAAATTCGCTATGAATGGCACACGCTGTTCTGGTGATGTTAACACCTCACTCGGTAATTGCATTATAATGTGCGCACTGATCTACAGTTACAAATCCGTGATTGGTGTGGACATTGAGCTGTGTAATAATGGTGATGACTGTGTCGTTATTTTTGAGCGTCGCTATCTCAAGAGATTTTGTGATGGACTCAGGGATTATTTTGTCCGGTTTGGGTTCGACCTCACGGTTGAGGCTCCCTGCTTCACTTTCGAGGAGATTGAGTTCTGTCAGACTCATCCAGTATCTCTGGAAACAGGATACCGGATGGTCCGTGTGCCGAGCACTGTGTTCAAGAAGGACACAATGTGTTTGCACAGAGTACCGAACATCAATGTCTTTCGAAAATGGTTGCATGCAGTTGGAACTGGAGGCACCGCTCTTTGTAGCGGGGTGCCAGTGCTCGAGAAATTCTACGAAGCATACAAACGAAATGGAATCCAGTCCAATAGCTTTCGAGACCAAAACCCTCATCGATTTGCTAGAACAAGTCAGAGGTCAGCCAAAGTGACTGATGAAGCCCGCATCAGCTTCTATCAGGCATTTGGAATTTTGCCACACATGCAGGTGTTTATGGAACGGTTTTGTGAAACCATCTCCATTGATGAGTTAAACAGCGTGATTCATGACAAGGATGATGTATTTGGCCACATCATTGAGGTTGTGAAGAATACGTCACCGGACTTGACGGCTCGGTTGGGTTCGCTGTTTCACGACATTGGCAAACCACAGACTCGTTCCGTGGGAGAAGATGGGCGTGTGCATTTCTATAAGCATGAAGATGTCGGCGCTGAAATGGCGAAGGAAATAATGTCTCGGTTGAAGTATACCAACGTACAGATTGAAACCGTGTCCAGTATTGTGTCGCATCACATGGAATTGAAATCGGCCGGGCCAGATGGAAGCAACGCAAGTGATAAGCAACTAAG